AACTATATCTAATGAAAATACATCAGCTGAAGAACCAACCTCTCAACCCTCTGAACCAACCTCTCAACCATCTGAACCCATTCCTCAACCCTCTGAACCTACCCTTCAACCTTCTCAACCCTCTGAACCTACCCCTCAACCTTCTCAACCCTCTGAACCTACCCCTCAACCCATTAAACACACAGAAAAATCACAAGAACCAACATATTGTTGTGGAAATAAACCACAAAAGAAAAATATTCAAGAAGAGCAACCTACAACACAACCCCAAACATTAACAACCCAGCAAAAAACAAATACTATTTATCGCATACATAATTATCCAACAAGAAGCAACACTAGAAATAATAAAAGACCATTTAATTATATTCAGCCTGTTAATAGCGATAAATATAAATATCAAAATAATATGGCAATATTCAAATCATTATCCTCCATTTTACAACAATAAATAAATCACGTCATCACTTCATCTTATATATGTTTTTATATATAAGATATGAATTCAGAAGATACAACCCAACCGGAAACTACAACATCCACCAATCCTCCCATTAGTAAAAAAAAGCAGGAATTAATTTTAAATGTGGTGAAATCCATTTATACATTAAAACAGCGAAATCGCAAAAAGAAACGCGCCAATTTGTCTCGCAAAGTCCGCCACTTATTAAAGAAACATCATTCCTATAAAATAAAGTGTTTAGATGATTGACACCCAATCAACGACGACGAGTTCGGCGCTGTTTCTTGACCATTCTTCGTCCTCGTCCCTTACGCGACACCATTTTGCGCTGAACACGTTGCTTTTGTTTCTTGTGTCGTCTTGTATGGCGCTTGGATTTTCTACCGCCCCCCATTCGCATCGTTTGATTAGAAATAACGCGGTCCAATACATCTCGCACTCCTTCCAATATTTGGTTCTTGATTTGTGATACATTGACCCCTTCTAGAGCAACCGGTGGAGCCACATCCATCATACGTTGTGGTGGCGGTTCAATCACGATTTGTGGAGCAACTGGCACATCTTGTGCGGGTAGGCGACATTCTGCGGCCTGAATGGGATTTAATACATCCTTGAGTTCGGTCTTTGTTTTTAATATCAACCCGTGTTCTTCTTCCAGATGCTTCTTAACCGTGCGGTTATTATCCGTATATAATTTATTGGGACGCTTTGTCTTTGTATTTTTATATATGATTTGTTCTGGGCGGAGACATCTGAACTGCCTAATCGTAAATGCTTTATCTTTGTTGTGTTCAAATAAGTTTAATCCAAACTCGTATAATTTTCTTTCAAGAGAAGTTGGAGTACGCGCTCCTTCAACGGGTTTAACATAAATACGGGCAATATCAATAATCGCTTGTCTATTATCTGCTGTAATAGGTGGAGTAGGAACACGAGCCGGTGGAGTAGGAACACGCTGTGGAATAAGAACACGCGGTGGAGTAAGAACACGCGGTGGAGTAAGAACTCGCGCTGGTGGAGTAAGAACTCGCGCTGGTGGAGTAAGAACTCGCGCCGGTGGGGAAACCGGTGTTTCCGTTTCTTCTTCAAACACTAATTCTTCTTCAACTTGTGTTGCTGATTTAGGCGGCGTAGGTTCCCGCTGTGGCGTAGGTTCCCGCGGAGGTGTAGGTTCCCGCTGTGGCGTAGGTTCCCGCCGTGCGCTCAATACACGAGAAGACGCAGGTCGTTCAGGAGCTGCTTGTCTCTCAGAAACTTTAAGAGAACTCAATTCTTTGGGTTTAGGCCTTTCTTCTTCTTCCTCTTCTACTAATTTTCCAATCACAACTTCTTCCTCTTCTGGTACTTCTCCACTGACTTCTCCAGCATCTCCTTCCTGAAGTGGTGGATACATTACACGAGAATCTAATGCATCTAATACTTGAGACCCATCTTCACTATCTATAATCATTTCTTCCTCTTCAGGTGGAGCACCTCCCCTCTTCAATCGTCTTGTTCTATGTCTCCGAGGATGATATTTACGACTACGACTTTTCATATACATATTTAGGATAAAAAATAATAATACAATTCTTTATTTACCAATCAAATACCCCCAATTTACAACCTCTTTTGTTCCTCCTCCATAAGGAACTACCAATTTCTCAGAGAGCAACCAATCCGACACATTGATTTTCTCTATACACGCAATATCCCCAATATCCAAAGTATGTTTAGACCAATACGCCCGTCGTTTTACTTCTATAGAGGGCATTTTTAGCAAAAACACTTCTGCTAAAACCCGCCCATATTTATCATAATCAATATTCTCCAAACAGACCAATTTATTTCCTATGAACCCGTCCAATCTATCGCGCACAATAATGGCCGCCTTTTTCTCCACATCATTTCGTGTCCGCAATTCTGGCGCATCTATTCGCGCCAAACGCACCGAGAATTTATAAATATGTGGGTCGCCTTTTATCATCGTAGCAATCGTAATCGTGTCCCCGTCATAGACTTTAACGACCTTCCCGAACTTAATAAAGGGTCTATAGGGTATACAATCGCCCACTTCTAAATCACGAGTAGCACCGGCAATGCTCTGTAAATCCATATAGGCATCATTCACGACCAATTCTCTCTCAGGAACAGGAGGTTCTCTCCCTACGGGTTGTTTAGACAGACAACAATTTCCCATTTAGAACAAATTAGAACAAATTAGAACAAATTATAGTGTATACTATTCTTGTAAACAAAAAATATCTTCAATTGCGTTCATTCGGCAAAAATATAATATTCTTGTATTGTAGGGGTATATCTGGTGTCGTCAGTTTTAGGAAGGTGTTGGGCGGTGATTCCCCTTCACGCGTCAGACCATCCAGTATGTGGGGTAGAGGAAGAATTGCCAATGGATGAAGGCAATGGGGAGATAGAACTGACGACACCAACAAAATCTCTACCGATGACAGCCACCCTTATAATAAAACGTCGTCTAAATATCCATTTAATTCAGCATATACGCAGTATATAAGACGAATATTCGCAGTCACATATAAGATGGATATTTAGACGACACCAAAAACAAAATAAAAATATAACAGTGGCCGAGGTAGAACCATATATTCAATAGTATTATATTCAATCATTCAAATCTCATTGTGCGCACATTTAAGGTGGAGGAATTGTTTGAGTATTCTTTATCGTATCTGAATTCAAATAAGATACAAAAATCGTTCAAATGATTATTTCCGAGAGTGAATTTAAGTATACATTCTATGGAATAACTAAAAATAATGTGGTGTGTAGGTGATGTAAGAAACTAATAAATAACATTCTAGGAGTGGAATGATTTAAGAGATTAATTAAGAGACTAATAAATAACATTCTAAGAGTGGAATGATTTAAGAGAATAATTGAGTTTTAACGTGTAGGATTAATAACATTCTAGGAGTGGAATGGAGAAGAGTAGAATTAATAACATTCTAGGAGTAGAATAAGATTGTAGGAGTGAGAGAGACTTATATTCGTATGTTCCGTTGTCCGCCGTTATAACTCTGTATCTACAAGTTTATCACAGATACAGATAGGCACACGTTGAATATACACTTATCACTTTATAAATAAATCACATTATTTATAAAGAATTCACTTTCATAAAGAATTCACTTTCATAAAGAATTCATTTTCATAAAGAAACCACATCCTAACACTGTTTTACCGCATAAATTTCGTCCTCTTTCAAACACGTCCGATTATGAATTCGTTTCTCTAATCGCTCCCCCTCCGACATTGAACTCACATCTTTATACACCACACATCCACTTGTAATATTATCCGGTTTCTCATATTCCCGATTATCTCCCAAACACTCCGTTAATCCTATAATACGTCGTCGCATTATTTCATTATGATCTCTCATAACGGGTTTTACAACCTCATCGCAACATTGATATCTCTTTTGTAAAATCGCCATACCGTGATTTAAAAATCCAAAATTGTTTCCAGTTGTATATCCCGAGGATTGAGCGGCAGCCCTTCCCTCCAGATATTTTCGTTTCATCAATGACATCTTTTATATATCCACTACAAAATAATTTTAGAATTGAACTTCTCTCTATTTCTCTCCACTTCTCTCCACATTCTCATTATGGAAGACATTCAACATAACCGAACTGACTATATCGCCCAACATATTGGCATTCTTGAATCTATCATTCACGACATCTATAAATGGTTATCCACCACGAATGAACCCAATATTTCTAAACTGCGTACCCATTTTTACAAACATTATTATACTCCTATTCTCTCCACGCATAATATTCAAATCAAAAAATCCGAACTTATATACGTATATCGCCAAATGGTAAAACAATCTAAACTCCAACATTTACCCATTTTTACAACGATTTTACAAAAAGCACCTTCTCGTAATATATCGGGTGTAGCGGTTATCACGGTTCTTACTTCGCCCTATCCAGACGGCCAACCCTTCAGCTGTCGCCATAATTGCGCCTATTGTCCCAATGAACCCGATCAACCTCGTTCTTATTTATTGCGAGAACCCGCCGTGGCACGCGCCAATAAAAACAAGTTCATCGCCATCGCCCAAATGAATGACCGTCTCACTTCACTCACATCCAACGGCCATGATGTGAATAAAGTGGAAATCATCATTGAAGGGGGCACATTCACAGAATACCCTGTTCCCTACTTGGAGCGCTTCTTCTGCGACCTCTATTACGCTTGTAATGTATTCAACACCGATGAACGACCCATCAAATCTCTTGAAGAAGAACAGACCCTCAATGAAACCGCAAATATTCGTATTATAGGCATATGTATAGAGACCCGACCGGACACTCTATTTATGGACGACGGCACCCCGTGGATCCGACTTCTTCGCAAATGGGGCATCACTCGCATTCAACTCGGAGTTCAACACACTGATAATGAAATTCTGCGCCGTATAAAGCGAGGACACACGATAGAACAAGTCTATACCGCAATGGAATACCTCAAGAACCACGCCTATAAAGTGGATATTCACGCAATGCCCGACCTCCCCTATTCATCTCCTGAAAAGGACAAAAAGATGCTCCACGACATTTTCCATTCTCCGCACATTGGACCCGACCAAGTCAAAATCTATCCCTGTCAAGTAGTTCCTTGGACGACCATTCAAGAATGGAATAATAAACAATTATACACGCCCTATGCGGAAACTCATCCTCACATTTTGAGAGAAGTCATATCTACCGCACTGTCCGAATGTCCGCCCTATATTCGCGTTCCGCGCGTATTCCGCGACATTCCGACCCACTACATCCAAGCTGGATATTATAATACCAATCTGCGACAACAAATTCAGCAATCTCACGCTCCCCATTGGAGCGCCGAAATCCGCGAACGCGAATATGGGCGACATACCGAGCATTATTCACCATCACAAGCAGTTCTCAAAACCCGCAAATACATCGCATCTAATGGATACGAATATTTCCTCTCTTTTGAAAGCGACGATGAACGCTGTCTATTCGGGTTTCTGCGTCTTCGCATTGCCCCCAATACATCCACGGAATTCCCCATTTTAAACAATCGGGGTCTCATTCGCGAACTTCATATTTATGGCGACCTCGTCCCTGTCAATACCTCAAAAACACACGCCGCCCAACATCATAAATTGGGTCGTCGCCTCTTGAAACACGCCGAAACCATCGCATATTCCTATGGCAAACAAGGAACCGCCGTTATTTCGGGTATAGGCGTAAAACTATATTATCAAAAACACGGATATACCCACCATTCAACCTATATGATAAAAGACTTTCTCATCCCGAAAAAATATAATGATTTCATTCTTTATAGTATCGCGGTCATCGCTGTAGCATATATCGCTCAATTCGCAATCGCCTATTTTTCCGATATTCATTTTCTATAACATCATTTGTTTTAGAACACACATTTAATACACTTATTAGATACATAAATATAATCATTGCCGACATATAAACATCATCTTTTCTTCCATATTTCCAGTTTTCACAGAAATAGGTCAAGAGTACCATCGCCCATATAGTACTCATCATAACCACCACGAATTTATACATCATTACAATCAGTCTATAGTCCCCCGACAATATAGGAAACCATTTTTGTTTCCTATAATGAACCAATATCAGTTCAACACACATCTTATGTAAAACCGATATAAAGGTACATAAGATGAATACATTATTTCTATAAAAAACCCACATCTTTTTATATCATTCTCAACAATAATTCTGCTTCAATTGCATAAACAGTTACCTCTACGCCCTCTCAAATAGGCCAAATAAGAATTCCCACCACTACCCTGTTTCTGATTCATTCCGACACCCTTCTTCGCCAAAGCGTCTCCAGTCAAAGACGATTGAAACCCATATACATTTTTGGAGGCAACCGTATCCACAAAAGACGACGACATTAGCCCAACCTCTTTATTAATCTTCTTCTCGGTTTCCACATAATATGCTTCTGTGAAACAGTTTTCACCGCATTTTCCACCTGCATCATAATAAGACATTTTCTTATATACTATATAGATATAAATAATGGCAACCAATCCCGCAACCATTGCGACGATTATACAATCCGTTTCGCCACGACAGAGAGAACGACTAGAATTTATATTGGAACCCCTACAAGCAATTCTTCAAATCGCGCTTTTATCGTTCTGTCCAACGGGGTCTAAACTGACAATACGACATAATATATTGGAAATCCAGTTGCCGACCTATACACAAGGATTAGTCCGCTGGTTTCAAAGCGACAGCAAAGAAGACTTATTCTATATATTCAATGTATTTCGCCGATTTATCCAGAATTATACTCATCTAGAACAAATCACATTTGCCGATTCACAGAATTTATATAAACAACTCATTCAATTGGCAAAACAAGGACTGAAGAAACTCATACAGACCTATAATCACTCTAATAATTACACAATCACTCATACCCTACAAATCTATGAAAGTATGCTACAACATCCATCCGTATTTCAAAGCATACAAGAAGAACCGTCTGAAGACGCAACAATGGACGACATTTTTACCCAAATCAGTTGTATATACAACACACACGACCTCCATTTAATCTATCATTCTCTCATCAAGATGGAAAAAGAACAAGAACATCACACACATATGATAGAAGGTCTCAATAAATTACTATTTCCTACAAATAGTAATATACAAGAATGGATACAGACCAAATTCCGTATTTAAGTATAGGCAATCATAAACTCCAATACAATAGAATAATCTGAACCATTTAAATTAATCAAGTCTCCGAATTTATCAAGCAATTTAATTTCCAACTTTTCAATCGTGACGGGACCAAAATAATTACGGTCACGATGAACCAAATCACTAGAGTCGTCCATATTGACTGTGAATGAACCATACCGAACAGCAATACGCGCCAATATATCCGTTGTCATTAGATTGTTTTCAAAACAAGATACAATGTCTTGTGAATGACTACCCACAAAATCATTCACAGATAAAAAAAGATAATTAAATTTATTTGCACCATAAACAGCTTCAGATATAATATTTCCGTAAAATGTTGTTTTTACAACATCAATAATATTATAAGACGCATCATTAATATCATAAAATAATCTATATGGATTATCATATCGATATATTCTGTAAAGTGGTTTTCTAAATCCAAGAGACCAACCAAGATTTTTACGAATATCTCGGTCAAGATTTTCGGGAGTTCTAAAATCAAGTTCAAAATATGCCTCAGTAGAAGCTTCAAATAATATAGATTGTGAAGTAGCATTATATAAAGGAATATATGTTCCATTATTTACAGATGTTCCAGTAGTTGTAGTATTATTATTTGCTGTTCCATCCATTTCATCTTCAGACCTAAATCGAATATTGGTTCTGCTATCTGTTTCATTAATACTAAAATTCAAGACCGCTAAATTATTGTATAAATTATTGCCTCCTAAAACACTATATCGATTATCTTTTATAAATTTATTAATCGCAGGAACTAATTCTAGAATATCCCAAGTTCCATATGGAATTTTTATACGAAACTCTTGAAGTTCATTACCATAGGGCGTTGTTTGATGTAGTCCTATATTTGCTTGAATAGACTGTGGAATATAAACACGAATAATCATTTCATTGCTACGCAAATATTCATCAAACAAATACCACGTATTCGGGATTTCACACGATGCGAGACGCATACTAATAACATTATTTAATGATTCAGGTAATTTATAAATAAAAGATGATGTTGAATCATTCTCTTTTGCTAAATTATGACAAAATATTGAATCCAAGTTAATAATCTTTTTAGTGACTTGTCGATATATGGGATTTAATGTTCCCTTTGTATATTGAGAATTAGATACAATTTGATACGGCTGTTGTGGCTGATTAATAACTGGATGTCCGTCAAAAGAATATACTTTGGGATTATGCATAATTTCATTGCGCTGAACGTTTTGAACTAAAAAATCGCGCATTTCATTTAATCCATTATCAACATTTCCAATTGCCGAACCCATTGATTTATTAACTGTTCCTTCGATTTGTTCTGTCTTATCTAAAAAACTATTCGGAATCATTCCTTTTTTTTCAATATCATCAATTGTAGGTTCATTTGAAACCATTGATATAACAGACGTGTCTTCTTCTTCATTATCAATTAATAATTCAAACAACTCACGATACATTTTTTTCTTTTCATTTCGTTCTTCATCCGTTTTTGCTGTTTTTAAATCTTTTTGATAAAGAGAATATAAATCTTCCATTTTTTGCTTAACTGTTTTTGGACTTTCTTCTTCTCTCGGAGAATTCACATCTATTTTGGTTTCTATCTTGTGAACTAGTGTATCTTTTTTTTTCACTTGATT